TCTTCCTCAAACTCTAATGAGAGTTTGGCTGTTGGATACTGGCGTGATAGTTCGAGCATGACATTCTCTGCCACACCCCATGGTGTATCGAAGTTATATGAAAGCATGCTTTCATCTGACTCATTTTCATACACCTCTTTGGCTTCCCATTTCACACCCCAATTGCGGATGTTCCAGTTATACCAATGGTCAGGCTGGCTGATGTCTTGCTTAACTCCTGGCTTATCATGATAAGCATCCAAGTTGGTTGGCTTGATGATATTCCAGAATGAGAATGGTTGTTCGCACATTTGCTTGACTGGCTGGTTCGTTTGCCAGTCAAGGTGCTCGCATTCATAAGGCGCAGATACCTGCGCCTTAATCTTGCTGATTACTTGAGGCTCTGCCTCAATTAGCAATGAATTAAATACCCAATTAGGCATTCTGATATTCCCCTTTCGCTAGTCCATACTTTACGAATGTATCAAAGGCAACTCCGTCAACAGTTTTGTTGATGAAGTCAATCTCTACGCAAAGATCCCATGGATCTTCCATCTCGGTGCTTGCGTAGATACCGAAGCCAGTCTCTGACTTCCATTGTTCTCCAATTAAATTGGAGATTGCGATACGAGTTCCATAAGAAGGGTCATCCCAGCGTGGCTCTGCTACGGACAGAGCACAAGCCAAGTCAACCTCCCATGAATCTGCGCCCCAGTGTGAGTAAAGCACCACACTTGGTGTGTTTTCGTATTGCTTGAATACGAAGTTAACTCTTGCTCCCATGTTTATTCCTCCTCATCTTCATCACTGCCGAACAACTCTTGCCAGCAGGTATTACATGTGCCTGAGATAAGCAACTCTCTATCTCCGATAGAGAAGTCAGGGAAGATTTCTTGCACGAGTCTGCGCTCGCCACGAGGAAGCGCCTCATAGTTGCTCCTTTCTGAAGCGACAAAAGAGGGGTCAGCGATTTGCCGACCCCCCATAATAAGCAGATCTTTGATCTGCTATCTTTGACGAGCGAGCCACTCACGCACTGCTCTGCGAGCGACCAACATTCCTACTGTAAAACCACTGGCAAACAGTGCGATTGCTAAAGCAATCAAGTCTGTGTAAAGCAGGGGTAATGTAGTCATGCGACACTTCCTTTCAGGGTTAGGTAAGCCTTTGGCTCAACCTTGGCAATCTCGCTTGCTACAAGCGAGAAGTTTGGATAAGCCTTGAATGATGCTAGAATTGCCTCAATCTTCTTTGAAGATTTGGCGGTGTTGGTAGTGATACGAACCTTGGCGAAGACACGCTTGTCATCTGCCTTGGCTACATGAACAACGCCGTTCTTAACGACGCCGACTAGTGTCTTACTTTCAACTGTTCTCATGGTGTTCCTTTCGTTAATCTGCCAAACCGATTTGATTTGACCCCCTTTATCAAACAGATCTTCGATCTGTTATCAAGAAAAGACATGCGTGTGCGTAGCTCAGGCGTGTATCACCTGCGACTAGCCAATCCGTCATTCCATGCGTGTGGGCGCACATGCGCCCGCACATGGGGTTTCATACATACACACGCACATACATGTCATGACATGACATACACGCACAGTGAACCGACACTCCGTCTATTTACGCTGGGTTTTTGACATTGGGCTGAATGTATGGGATAATTCTCGGTGTTGGTTGAGGTGGTCTCAACAACAGTCTGAAAGGACAGCAAGATGAATACATACATGAATGAAGATCTTTTCGCAGACTTAACTGCGGAGATCAAGCAGGTCAAGGCGTTCTACAACATCCCCACGCTGGAGCATGTTCCTGATAGCGAGTTAAGCCTTCTTGGTGAGGCTCACGCAGGAGATTTAGTTCGCAAGGGTAAGCATGTTGGTATCGTGTTTGATGTGCTGGAGTGCGGAGGTAATCAGGCACTCGCAATCGTGTTCAACAGTGGGCGCATCACTACACACACACGCAAGGCTCTATAGATAGTCAGGCGAAGCCCCTCACCCGATAGCACAGGGTGGGGGGTTTTGTCAACTCTGAGCACAGTTTTCGGCGGGGCGGGGGGCAACCTCTGCCCCTTTTTTTGTGCGCTCGCCCTAGCCGACCCCCACCATGTTTAACCCCGCCCCCCTCCCTCCCCCCACGACAATTATCACCAGAGGAAGCACGTAAAGAACTTATCCTCTTGGTGCGCCAAGGGCGCACTATTGCTGATGCATTAAAGGTTGTTGGTAGATCCAGATCTTGGTATGATACCCAACGCCGAGAAGCCGAGGGCTTCTCAGCTTTGATTGATAATGCTCGGTTTAGAACACAGGACCTCGCTGATGAAGCTCGGTCCAACTTATCTGATTTTGCAGAGTTCTCTGAAAAGTACCTTGGTACTAAAGTACCAGCCCACATGCTCAACGTAGTTGACATGTTGGAAGGAAAAGAACCTCGTTGGGTTCATGACTCCATGGTATACGAACAAGGATCGGCGGGTCTATCCCGCCTCTTGGTAAATGTTCCACCTAACCATGCCAAGACCATGACCATCACAATTAACTACGTAACTTATCGAGTAGTTAAGAATCCTAATATCAACGTCATGGTTATATCCAAGACACAGGAACAAGCAAAGAAGTTTTTGTATGCGATCAAGCAACGCTTGACGCATCCACGGTACGCCGACCTTCAGGTCGCCTTTGGTCCTACCGATGGATATAAAGCAACCGCCGACCAGTGGTCGGCTACCAAGGTATATCTTGGTGGAGATGCTAGAGACTCCGATGCTAAAGACCCAACCATTGAAGCTATTGGTATGGGCGGGCAGGTTTATGGAAACCGTGCTGATCTAATTGTTTTAGATGACGTGGTCACTCTGAGTAATGCTTCAGAGTGGGCTAAGCAACAAGAATGGATTCGTCAGGAAGTTGCTTCTCGTTTACCGCCAGGAGGCGGTCAACTCTTGGTAGTTGGTACCAGAGTTGCAGCAGTTGATCTATATAAAGAATTAAGAAATCCAAGCCACTACACTGATGGTGTACTGCCTTGGTCATATTTGTCCATGCCTGCAGTCTTAGAATATGCAGATGATCCAAAAGGTTGGAAGACCCTTTGGGAGAAATCCGAACAACCACTTACTGAGGATGATACCCCAGATGAGAATGGAATGTTTGATCGATGGACAGGACCGCGTCTAACGGCGGTCCGTAACGAGGCAGGACCATCTAAGTGGTCACTGGTTTACCAGAACCTCGATATTGCGGAGAATGCAATCTTCGACCCGATGTGCGTCAGAGGCGCAGTAAATGGAATGAGAAAATCGGGTGCTTTGGTTGCAGGCGCAGCAGGACACCCTGATAACTCCAATAACTTCTTTAGAGTTATAGGTATCGATCCAGCAATGACTGGTGATACCGCTGCTGTTGCCTATGCGGTTGATCGCAGAACACATAAACGCTACGTCTTAGATGTTCACATCATGACAAGCCCTACACCTGCAGCAATCCGTTCTCTAATTAAAGAGTGGACCGATGCGTATAAACCGCATGTGGTCATTGTGGAATCAAACGCTTTTCAGCTTTTCCTTACACAAGACGAAGAGATTCGTAACTTCCTGTCAACACGAGGAATCAACTATAGACCTCATTACACAGGAAATAATAAACAGGATCCCGAGTTCGGCGTAGCCTCACTCGCTCCTTTGTTTGGCACCATTACTAAGCGGGATGGTGTCATGAATAACTTTAAGCATGCTGGCGATAACTTAATTGAATTACCAGATAGCTCAAAGAATGAACACGTAAAGAAGTTAATCGAACAACTTGTAACCTGGCAACCAGGAGTACAAGGCAAAAAACTCAAGATGGACGCAGTCATGGCACTGTGGTTCTGTGAGATCGTAGCAAGAGAAACTTTACTTACTTCAGCAAATGTACCTAACTTTATGAGTAATCAATTTACACCTAGAGGAGACATCGAGTCTCGGTACATCATCAACTTAGATGATCTAGCTGCAGCGCAGCGGACTGCGAGATTGTGACATTAATGAAAGAACTACA